AGAAGTTTTTGTGATTGTAATTGTTGTACCAGCACCACCAGAACCATTATTTATTGTGTATGTGGCTGATACTGACAAATCAGGATCAGAATCAGTCGTGGCAACAGACAATGTGGCATTTACTTCTGTAGCTGTAGTACCATCAAAATCTGTCCACGTATCAACATTTGCAGTTCTTGTGTCAAATAAATCATTTGGTAAAAAGCCCTGAGTAACAAAATGCCTACGAAGTTTTAAAGGTTGTTTTCCTCCTAAATCAAGAGTTGATTTAAAGAAGTATTGACCTCCTGTTAAAAAGTCAACATCACCAATAAAATCAAAATCAGCTATTGCATCAAAGTCACTTATATCATCAAGTAAAACAGTAGATCCTAAGACTAAACCATTAACTTCATCAGAGAAAAAACAATCATCTCTGACACCTTGAAAAGGTGGACTATCCAAATCTTCTCTATCTGTCAAAACTGTAAGTCTTGGAAATATGTCAGGTCGTGTATTTACATTTTTTATTATTGCTGTGCCAGAACTAAGCCTTCCACCATCATCGCGGAATTTCAAAAGATATGTACCATTAACAATGTTAGGAACAATACTTTCACTGGTATTTCCAGGTAGCTCTGGAACAACATCAACTGAATTTGTAAAAGTTGCTCCTGTTGTAAGGTTTGATGAACGAATCACCACGTTACCCCCATGCACCACATCTACACTGGTTGATTTATCAAAACGTAATCTTACAAACTGATCTGACAGAGGTTCAATCTGTACATTCTGTACATCATCGGGTAAAGAAGTTTTACCAACAGCCTCAAATGTTAGATCATTTGAAGTTGCTGATAATTGACCTTGAACATTATATGAAAATACCTGTATTTCATAAGTACCTTTTTGACTATTAAATATTTCAAAGTCAGGTCTTGATACCCTTTCACTTACATAATTACCTTTTTGAAAGCGATAATTTATCTGATATTCAATAACACCAACAATAGGTTGCCAACTGATGATTAGTTTAGATACTGCCTGATTATTAATAGGGATAATCTTTTCAACTGCAACTAAACCATTAGGAGGATTTGTTAGTTCATCTAATTTAGTGATATCTCTTGCTGGTAAAGCAGAACCATCTTCTATAAAAGCATATTTTTCATTTACATAAGATAAAGCTGTGATTGCATAATTTATGCCATCCTGTTCTTCTACGTTTATTACTCTGAATAACTGAGCTTGAACAGTAGTATCCTGCAATAGCCAAACTGTATTTACATTAGGAGTTTGTGAATATGCAGAACTTACTGTTATTGTTCCACCTGAGATAGATGAGATTGACCTACTTTCAACTGTTCCATCAGGCAAAATCACACTTAAAGTTGCACTGTTTTCACTAGTAAGATCTGTTGCGTTTGTATCATCTACAGTTACAACAGTTGTTGAAGTTACAGACTTTAATCTGCCGCCTCTTCTAACTCCTGCTCTTACTGGATCGTTTATTTCAATAACAGCACCTGGTCTGACTACCGCACCAGAATCTATAGATGTTGTAAACGTGCAGATTTCAGTTTCATTGGCTTCACTGAAAAGTATTGCACGACCCAATCTGGCAGCTTGTCCTCTGGAAGTACAGGCAAATGCTTTTACCTGTTTAACAACAGTTCCAATCTTACTTATCAAGGTGGTATCTTCTACAACTTCAAAATCCACTTCCTGTGAATCCATATTGAAGTAAGACACGGAAACAACACTGGATCTTGTCTTAAGACTGCTACCTGAGTAACTGAATCCTGCCTCTCCTACATTAGCCAAGTTAAATAAATAGCTTGCATCTGTTGGTTTATCCTGCGTCATTGTTATTGTTCCAGCAGACCATATCGGCATACATCGCATCACACCTGCAAGTTCATTTATCAAATCAAATGCTTCACTGGAGTTTTGTATATTAACATTGCAACTGAATCTAGCTTCTTCTCCTCCTCTGCCATCATCAACAAGAGTATTGGCAAACTTACTTGCATTGACAAAGGAAAATAAGTCTAAACTGCTATCTGTTATATGATCTCCAAAACCATATCTTGTATTGGTTAGTAAATCTAACAGGCACATCGCTGGACAGTTAGTGTAAGTCGCAGCACCCATTACTCCATTAAAAATATATCCAGTTGGATAAACAATACGACCAGTAGCATTATCTACTGTTGGTGTACCAGATCCACTAGCACCTGCACCTGGAATCCTTACTTTTACTCCTCTGATCCTAAACTTTCTAGCTGGTATAGAACTGAATAACTGTGAATCTAATCTGATGGAATTGTAAGCACTATTGTCATAAGTAAATGCTTCGTCAATTATTTCTGTAAGACTTGTAAACTGAAAAGCATCTATCAAAGATCCATCTGTACTGTCTGCTGTAACTCTTATAACTCTTATATCAACAGGAAAAGAACCTGTGATATCTACTCTATAATCTTTTTGATATGCGTCTGCTGTACGACCTGTAACAGTATCCGTAATGACATCAGTGAAACCACCAGAATTATATTGAACTGCAATTTTTAACTCAACAGAAGAACCTAACAAATCACCTTCTTCTGTCGCTCTTTGTAACTGTGGAAATGTTATTGATACCTTTATTGCATCAACATTTGTATTTGTAACCTGTCTTGTTACAGGAGAATCTACTGTTACAGTTACACCGACAGGTGTTATAGATTGACTGCTCTCAATTCCAGGTATTTTTGTCTGACTTGAAGTACCAAAACGTGAAACAAAAGTAATGTTCTGAAAATTAAAATCGTTTGTAGCAGGACTTGATGAACTGGCAGTTGCTTTTAAAACAGGAGTATTATTCAAAAAAACATCTTTTAGTGATGCGTTTGTATATGCAGTAGTTCCTTTTGTTAATCCCTCCTTAGATGGAGAAGCAAAGCCTTCTATCTCTCCTTCAGAAATCAAATCTAGGAAAGTAGCAAACTGCTTACTATGTAAAGTATCAGGAGTTCTTGTCGGTTGTCTTGGAGGTGGAGGAGGAGGAGGGCCACCAGCACCTCTTATTAATTTAGGATCTTTTGTCATGCTTTAATTTGTTCAGTATCTATTCCTCCACTTATTACAACACTTCCTGTAAAAATTTCACCATAAACTATAGGAACTGGAGTACCTGCTCTGCTTGTCTGCTGCGTACCAGAAAAATTAAAAGATAATTGCGGATCTTGCTCAGATGTAAACTCTTTTGGTTTTGGCAAAGGAAATAACATTTCACTTACACCTGCAATAGCTAATCCTACTCCTACATTACCTAATACTGCTGTTGTACCACCTAAAAAGCCTGTTCCTGTAAAACCAGAAGCAGTAAAAGCGGCTCCTCCAGATAATACTCCAACTCCGATTAAAGCAGCACCAAGTAAAAGCCGTCTAGTTCCACCACCAGCACCAGCAATAACAGGAATAAAATGTATATCCTGTTGTCCTATGGGATAGTCAAACTCTGATTCATTTATTTCATAATTTCCTATTTTTACCTGATAATACTTTGGACTCATAAATTTATCTATTCCTTCAAAATTATTTACTAAAAAACTTATTGCCTTTGCAAGGCTATCCACCTGCACTTCAAATTCTTTATGACCAACAAACTCTGCCAGTTCGCCATATAGTTTTATCTTACGAAACATAACGATACCTCCCTCCTGTACATTTTAGTAACCATTCAGAATAAGATTCTCTACAACTAAGTCTATCTGTTAAATGGTGTAATACTTCACCATCAA